GCATCGGCCCCATGCGACAGCTTCAGGCCGGTCTCGACCGCAACGTCCATGTCTACGACATCGTAGCGCGCAAGACCGAGGACGAGCATGTGATGGAGGTTCACGACACCAACCAATCAGTCAGCGATGTGCTGATGAACGCGATGAAGCGACGGAGGAAAGAATGCGACCCTCTACTGTCATGAAGTGGTACCTCGCCGGGCCGATGTCGGGCTACGATCAGCAGAATTTTCCTCTGTTCGATCGCGTCGCTAAGACGCTGCGCGAGCAGGGTTACGACATCGTGTCGCCTGCCGAGCTGGACAGTCCCGAGGAGCGCGCAATCGCGCTCGCCAACGCGCGCAGTGCTTCGACGTGGGGCGACTTCTTATCCCGCGACGTGAAGATCATCGCCGATCAAGTGCAGGGGATCATCTTCCTGCCCGACTGGCCAATGTCACGTGGTGCCCGGCTCGAAGCGACTGTCGGCTTGCTGCAACCGGAGTTTGAGTTTGAGTTTCGGATGTGGGACGACGCTGCACAAGACACCTACGAGGTTGGACGCTGCGCCGTGGCGTACGACATTTTTAAGGGGATGCTTCGATGAGCCTGCCAAAAGATCGCGACGCCCGTAACGCCCTACCCGTGTGGGACGGATGCCTCGCCTATTTCCCCGACGTGTGGGCCGAAGTCGCTAAGGTCAGCGTGCTCGGCAACAAGCAGCACAACCTGGGCAAGACCCTCCATTGGGACACGACCGTCTCGACCGACCACGCGAACAAGGTCATCCGCCACATGCTGGACGACGCTTCCGGCGAAGTGTTCGACACCGACGGCGCGATGCACCTTGCCAAAGCTCTGTGGCGCATCGCCGCGGCGCTCCAGCTCCGCTGCTGGGCGCGGGATGGCAAGGATAAGCACGGAGTTGCCATCCCTACTCCGGCGGGAGTACCCTCTGGGGTCAGGAAATGCCCCGAGTGCGGCGCCTTCGGCGGAACGCACTTCGGGACTTGCTCGGGGGTAGGGATCTGATGGCTAAGCTGACAGCGAAAACACGCAACGCTATTCCCGGCAAGGACTTCGCCGGCCCGGATCGCTCGTATCCGATCGAGGACGTGAGCCACGCCCGCAACGCGCTGTCGCGCGCTTCAGGCAAATCGGTAGAAGGTAAGGTGCGCGCCGCCGTGCACCGCAAGTACCCCTCGCTTGGCAACAGTTTCGATAAAGGTTGATCGTGCCGATCGTCTCAGAAGTCCAAAGGCGAGCTATGTACGCTGCGAAGGCAGGACATAGCACCTTGGGCATCCCCAAGAGTGTCGGCGCCGATTTCGTTGCAGCCGGCCCTGCTTCTGGTAAGCTACCGGAACGCAAGAAACCTACGAAACCGCTTGGGGAGGAATTCAGTGGCACCGCCAGTAGTTAATCCAGCCATCGCCGCGGCGATGCAGCCGACCGGCCCGACGGGCTTTCCCGGCGCTTCAGGCACTCCGCAGTACCCGAACCAGCAGAACACCGGGCTGCCGAGTGCGCCGCCAGCGACAAGCAGCGCAGCAACCCCTGGCATCAGCGGGGCGATTATTGATGCAGTGCGCGCGCTGGGGCAGGCGCTGGCGCCGAAGTCCATCACCCAGCAGGCCGCGCTTGAGAAGATGCGCGAGCAGAAAGCCGGCATACAGAACGCGCCGCCCGGCGGTGCTATCCAGCCGGCGCCCGGAAGCCAGCTCGGCAATCAGTTCGGGCCTACCGGCGGACTTGCTAACCCATAGTTTTCTACACCAGAGCCAGGAGCCCCACGAATGGCTATTACTGCGCTTTCTGATGCCGATCTGCAAACCGCCGTAGATGCGGTAGCACATCACGGCCAAGTCGTAGCCGCAGCAAAAACGCTCGGCATACCTCGCGAAACCCTCGTCGGACGCATGCGCCAAGCAGACCGCCGCGGCTTCAAGCCGAACGTCGCTCTCCAGCCCAAGGCGCGCATCGCACAGTTAGAGAAGGACCTGAAGGCCGCGACGCGTGAGCAGGCAGATACGGCGTCTATCAAGGCGCTGATCGGCACCTCGCTCCTGAAGCTGGACGAACTGAAGCTGCCAGCGTGGGTCGTGAAGCCCGCGCACATCGCATCCCCCGGCGTCCCCACTCTGCAACTCTCCGACTTCCATTGGGGCGAGCGCGTGTTCCCCAAGCAGGTAAACAATGTCAACGAATTCACAGTCGCCATTGCGCGCGACCGACTTCGGTACTGCGTTGAAACAGCTATCCACCTATGCAGAATCCTTGATCGAGACATGCGATACCCAGGAATCGTGGTACCACTTGGTGGCGACATGGTTTCTGGAGCGATTCACGAAGAACTTCGGGCATCAAATGAGCTTCCTACCATGCCCACGGTGCTCGATCTTGTGGACAATCTGGTGCCCGCCATCCGCACGCTCGCTGATACCTTCGGGGCGGTTTTCTTGCCCTGCGTGTCTGGAAACCATGGTCGGGACACGATGAAGATCTACGCGAAGGGGCGCAATCATACCTCCTTCGACTGGCTGCTTTACCAGTTCCTCGCGCGCGCCATGCAGCACGACAAGCGCGTCACGTTCTACATCCCCGAGGCGAGCGACGCGCACTACCGCGTCTATGACCACAAGTACCTGCTGACCCACGGCGACCAGTTCCGCGGCGGCGACTCGATGATTGGATGTCTCGGACCCGTCATGCGCGGCGACCACAAAAAGCGCTCGCGCAGCTCGCAGATCGGGATGGATTACGACACGATGGTCATTGGGCACTGGCACCAACGCATCGCGCTGAACAAACTGATCGTCAACTCATGCCTCAAGGGCTACGATGAGTACGCCTACACCAACAACTTCTCCTTCGAGAAGCCCTCACAGAACCTGTGGATCACCAACGCTCGTTATGGCATCACATACTCGATGCCTGTGTACGTCGACCCGGGCCATAAGGTGAAGGCGCAGGACTGGGTCAGCATCCCCAAGGGTGGGTGACGTGTGGCCGACCAGACGGACAACGTCTACCGCTTCGAGGATGACTGGTCCGGCTGGAATCGCAACCAGTTCACCTTGGCCGAGTGCCGCCTGCTAATCCGCTCGGCGCTGGATCTGTACGGCTGCCCGCCCGTAACCGTGGCGCAGCACAAGCGCCGGTCGCTGTCGTGGTGCTGCCCGTCCGTAAGGCGCATGTCGCTCCAAGCAAAGGGTCCGAATAACCGCGGCGGTAAGAACGCCGCAACCTGCCTTCACGAAGCTGCGCATCAGATCGGGTACGATCTGTACGGGCAGCGGATCGACGACCACGGCCCGACATTCGTCGGGATCTACCTGGCCCTGCTGGTCAAGGCGAAAGTCGCCCCCGGCCCGGCACTTGAGGCTCAGCTCAGGCACCGCGGAGTGAAATGGCGGACGGGGGTGGTGCGCAGGTACCGGCCTAGGGCCGATCGCCGCTCCTAGAGCGTCCTGCGAAGCCGCTTATTGTAAAAATAGTGCCCGTTCGGCCTGCCGACGCCGCAGAAGCCCGTCAGACGCTTCCCCATCCACGTGATCCCATACCAGGAACTGTGCCGCGGCGGCAGCCATGTCGCCGTCCTTCAACTGGCTGAGCAGGGTCGAGTGCAGGTATGCGCCGACCCCCACGTTGAACGCGAAGCTCACCAGCGCATCGAATTGGTTCTGTGTGCAGGCGAGCGGCGCGGTGCCGTCGACGACCTGCTCAGTGTGCTCTACGTCGCTCTCGAACCAGCACTGCGCATCCCCGAGGGTGTAGGTCTCCCCGACGTTTACACCCTGGCCGGTGTGGCCGTAGCCGGCAGTAGGCACTCCTCCTTCATCCGCGTAGCCGACCAGCCGAAGCTCCTCAAACCCTTGAATGAACGCGATGCCAGCTGCGGAAAGCACCCGGCTCATTTCTTGATCCAGTGAGAGACTGTTGCTACCACGATGCCAGATGCCGCCGCCGATACGCCTGCGGCCATTAGCGCCCATACCTTGGCGGCGCCCTTTTGGCGCTCGGATGTACCCTCAAGCGTCCCTATCCGCCCCGCATGGTTTTGCAGCGCTGCAAGGTGCAGGTCCGAAGACGACTTCAATCCGCCGATGTCTCCCTTGATGTCAAGCAGCGTCTGATAGAGCAAGTCGTTTGTTACTTCACTCATTTGAGGCACACCGTGGAGATGTACTTCTGGAGCGCTATTACTTTGGCAGCGTCGGATCCGGCTGCGACGATAATACCGCTGACAGCTTGGTCAACGCCGTCGGACTGGCCGGCGGCGACATTAGATCCGCTGGCGGGGGCGGCACCACGCGACACGGCAGCGCTACGGCGAGCGGCACTTTCGTAGTTGCGCAGGCGCTGAGCGAGAGCAGCAGTAGCAGCATTGGAAGCAGTAAGGGCTTGCGCATGGGATTTCTCAATGGCGTCGAGGTTGGCGGCATCAGCCGCGGCTTGTTTGGCTAGCTTTGAGGCGTTCGCATTGGTCAGTTCTGCTGAAGATTTTTGCAACGCAGCCAGCTCGTGCGCTTCGCCATAGACCCGTTCCTTGTGCGTATACCAGCCCGCGCCGCACAGCAGCGCCGCGATGGCGATGCAATACAGCCAGTCTTTAGCCGGGATCAATGCGAACAGTGCAAACATCAGGCATCCGGTCGTTTCTGGTCATACACGCGGAGTCCGTGCCACAGCACGGCCAACCCGCAAAAAGTCATGTAGTTCACGTCGCTTGGGTGGAAGCGCAGGTAGACGCCAGCGCACACCACGAAGCCAAGGATGAACCAATCCGTGGCGTCAAACCCGAGCATTACGTGGCGTCCGTAATCGCCGCCACTTTCCAGCTCTGGTTCGCAGGAACCCGCACCAAGAGCGAAGAAGCCGCCGGCATGTACCACCCGCCCGCAGCTGCAACCGGCGCCGTGCCGAAGGCAATCGACATGGCGATGTCGGCGTACAGCAGTACCCACTTGGTGCCTTGCGAAATCGGAGCGCCGTTAGACTGGTTAGGTGTGCCGGAGAAAGACGACGGAGACGCCGACTGGAATGCGTTAGATCTTGCTGAAGTACCAGTGACCGCAAGGGTCTGATTCGCCAGATTGCCGTCTGCCGGCAGGCACGGAACAGCCGCGTCGCCGCTCTGCGTGGTGCCAAGATCGGAGAATTCTGAGATGTGAAGATTCGTGAAAGCCATACGTTACTCCGAAACGGCAGACAGCAGTTCCGATGACGGAGTCTGCCCTGCGGGTACGACCCCCTCGGCGTGCGCCGCGGGTCCTGTGTTTCCTGGTGCGATACACGCCATGCCCCGGCGCATGGCGTCTACCAATGCAGCCTCTTTCTCGGACA